CCCAGGTTTCAGGTTGAATTTCTTTTGCGACACTTGTATCATATGTCAACCTAGTTGTCACACTAGGACGGAACAGAACGTTCCAACTGCCTTCCAGGATGCCACGGATCGGACACTACAGAAGGCTTTGTTATCACATAACGGTCCCACGTGGCAGTCCATACACGGGAGTAATCTAAGTCAATGTTAACGAGCCCCATTTGGATGTCTCCAAATTGTTGCTCAATCTTGACTTGCTCCTCGACGGATATGCCATACTTGTGTTCCATCAGCAACCTTGTTCCAAGTGTTATTTCCTGACAAACATCTTGGAAAAGGATGGCGTCTTTTAGTACGACGCGCTCCCACCAATTGGTGTTTCTTGAACCCAGTACCCGAGCGACAGAGTACTGTGAGGTAAGGAAAATAATCCTGCGGCACAAGGCCGTGATAATGGGGCATGCTGGGAATTGATAAAGCCCGGACAAAGCTTTAGCACGGAGGAGTGCCTTTTTAGTGGCATCCCTGGACCCTATATACTTAGCAGAGGTCCAGCCCAAGGCGGCAGCAAACCGCCTGGGGTCTCCAATTTGTTGGCACGAATCCGGATCGAAAATCATGCCGCAGAAACTTGCGTGAGCGAGTTCAGAAAATATTTCCATCTTAACAGTAAAACCCAATTGCCTTAACAGCATTGGGTCCACAGTTCTGCCGGAGGAGAATCGGCACAAGCCATCATCTCCTTCAAATACTGCAAACAACTCACCAAGTTCCTGTTTTTCCGCGCAATACAACATCAACATCATGTTGGTGAAACCATTACCTAAGGATGTGCACATGTCTCCAGAACACCTTCCGGCAATGGTTCTAACAACGGCCTTCTTGAATTTCAATTTTTGTGGGCCAGTCAGAGCTATCTCAATGTTGTCACACCATGACTCACCCATAGGGAGATTCTTTGTCATGTGTCTGTACAGAATCATTTCACAGTTACGCATGAGAGGCCCCGTAAACGAGGATTCAAATGATGTGTAATCTGTGCACTGGTATACAAAACCAGGTTTATAAACTTTCTCTTTGATATAAGCAGGACGCTGGTCCAAAGGGACCTTCTTAATAAAATATTCATGCTTAAATACCACCTGTTCTATCAAATGAAAGATCGGTCCGCTATAGACCTTGAAGTAGTCATCCCTCGGGTTTATGGTTCTGGGATACTTATACTCCAAATAAAACTCATCCTTTATAAAGGACTTGCATGTAACATGTTTAAGGGGCCTGTTGACTTCTTCAGGAACAAGCTTCCTAAGATCCTGCTGGCGCTCCAATGTATAAGAGGAGTTAGCCAACCAGTGATCGACTCCGGTGTCTGCGTCGGCCTCTAGCGGTTTAAAGAGTTCCTCGACCTTACGTTGACAAAATTTCCCGAAGTCTACAATGACATCATGATCCATTTCTTGTGGCAATGGATTCACAATGCGTTTTTGCGCCCCCATCGCAATGGAGGCGGCATGATTCATATCAGGCCTTGGTAGGGCCACACCTTCAAACAGAAGGGGCAAGGCCACAGCACAGGGTCTATACAAATGATCTTGGACATTGGTCACCTTAATAGAACAGCCAGGGCGTACTTCCTCAGGTAACGGAGGGAGTTGCTCGCTCGTGACACGATAACCGTATTGCACGAGCTCGCTTGACGCCCTATAGTCTAGTCCAACGGCTGGACATGACCAGCCAAGAGAAGGCGCGAAACATCAAAATTGTTCTTGCGCATTCTCCATATGATCTCCGCCAGCACATAAGTGTCAGCAAAGTCGTGACGTAGGTCTGCCCTATCTGCATTAACAACAGAAAGCACTGCATGATCGTTGAGGATGCGTAACTTGAACTCATTCCACGACAAGCCAGGTCTGCTCCTATCCAACGCCAAAATCTCATTCAGAACCTCTGTGTTCACAACCAGGTCACTCTGGGAAGTCTTCACATTCAAAACTGAAGTGGAAATTTGTACGAGCGACAAGCTAGTCCATTCTGACTGGCGTTGCGCCTTATCCCTGCATGCCGAAGCACTCCTGACATCATCAGGTTCGTACTTCGAGTCGGTGTCGACCACAGTGACAACAACCTCCTCCTGATAAGGCCTCAAGAGGTTAGTCGCAAGTCGAGTTGCGAAAATCCCAAACAGACCACAGATCGGTAGCAAAGGGTGCAATGCGCCAAAAGCTAAGCGGCACATCATACTCGGCGTACTTTCCACATTCTTCCCAACAAGACCAAAAATCGTCTTTGCGATATTGGTCAAAGGAGCAGCCCGGACCAAGGGCTTGCCAATCAACTTTAAGAAACCGTAAAGCGGCCTCGAGATAAGAGCAGTCATCACTGTCGAGGCCAACCAAACGGCCATCCCAGTGACGATCCGACCCTTTCCCAGGTCCCTCACAGCTGCGCCGACCGCAGCCAATCTTGGACTGCAAGTAAACGCCTTCATAAAGGGCAGACTGACATTCTGGTGAACCATGGAGGACAGACTCCACGATTGTTGCAATCCCCTTAAGGGAGCAACTTTCGAGAGGTCTCCATGTCCAGAGGGCGCCGCATCGGCACTCCCTCCGGCCACACTCAGAACAGGAACGTATTCCGTATCCGCGTCCATAACTGCATCTCTGCAGCCAGCATCCGCAGCCATACTCCGAAGGAACTCCGCTTGCAACTGTGCTGATGGGTCTTTGCCCATGCGCCCAGATTTCTGCGCCCTTCGCCCTCTTACGGGTTCCGTTGCGGCAACGCTTCGTGATCCTAGGGAATTCCTGCTGGAACTGCTTCCCGTGGACCTCGAAAGGCCCACATTGTTCTTCTTGGCTACCGGTTTTGATACTGGCAGCGTTTTCCCAAACCGACCTTGAACACTGGTTAGTTGGGAGCGATGCGCCTCCCGCTGGCCCGTGAGGCGTTCGCAAAAATCCTTTGCTTCGAGTGAATACGTTTCCTTCGCACTCATGTTGTTGTTCAATATGTTATGAACCCCCCGAACCTTAATGTCGCAGTGTGTACATTGGTACCCACGGCAATGATCAAAACGTCCAGCTTTCCTACCAGGATATCTGCAGCAGGAGCTGGAGGACATCCAGTCGACAAACATGTCTGCCTGACCGGCAGCCACGCGATCGTGAGCTGGACTATCCTCAGGGTCCACAAGACCCTCGTTTACTTTTTCCTTCCCCAAGGAATTTGAGCACGCTGGGAGATTCTCATCTTCACCAGTGCCCCGTGCCGTTAATGCCGGCACGGACGCAGGCCGCCGCAAGGCTGAGCCTGAATCACAAACAGTATCCATTTCAACTCAGAATACAAGAGCGCTCTTTATGTGTTTACCTACTCTAACACGGGAGAATATTATGCTATTACACTAGCAATGGAGTGACCAAAAATCAGGAGACTTATA